CACCTAAAGACATTTGTTCACCTTGATTAAATACTTTTTCAATGCTAAAATCAGAGTTTGTTGATTTAGCAACTTTCTTTGCTGTGTTCAATACTGAAGTTTCATACCATTTTTGAACACCTGTAGAGCGCATTAACTCGCCAACTTTACCTGAAATAGGTATAGCTAATTGTTCGCGACCTTCATTAATGCCATCAACAAGTTCACGTTCAATACCTTTACGTAGCCAAGTCTTTTCAAAAGGCAAGCCTTTGCCTTCGCCTGCTTGAAATACATCAGACTGAATTTCTGTAAGCACACGAGTAGGCTTATTATTGAGTGTCTCGTCATAAATACGAGTGTGCATTACATAATCTTCTTGATCGGGAAAGTGAGTAGAACGAGGAATTAAAGCTGATTTATCTGAATCAGATGCTCGTGTAAACTCTACTACTTTTTCTCGATAAGTAGGGTTGCTAGCATTTTTACCTAACGTAACAAGATCATAGTTAGTTTCATACGGCTCAGTAGTAAAAAACTTATCTTCACGCTTTGCTTCGGCGTCAACCAAGCTTTGCTTAGTGACGTTACTTTTAGGTATAACAATGCCAGACTGGTCAAGTTCTTCTTTCTTGACGCCTTTTTTTAACAGTTCAGCAGTTGTAGAACTACCTGATTTTCTTGCATAGTCCTCAGGCAACTCTTTGATTGTTGCTTTCAACACTGACTTAACTATAGGTCCGATAGCCATTGTTATCCCTCGTTAGTATTCTGTGGAAGCTTCATACTTTTACTTTTAGGCTGCTGTTGCGAAGGCTGCTGACCTTGTGCCATAGCTGATGCTTCTTGTTCAGCTTGAGGATCACCACCTAACTGTTGAGCAGTCTGCTCCAGGATAGCTGAAATCTGAGGGCTGTACTTAGTACCCATAGTTTTCATAGCTAATGAAGATACTTTGAAGAAGCCAGCCGGATTAACATTAGCAAGCATCTGACCAATTTGTCCAGACATAACAGACTCAAGCATCAACTGACCTTTCTCATCTTCATCATTGTAGCTAGAAGATTCAATCTTGATGTCAGCATTACTGTATTCAAAGTCTGTACCATCTTCAGATATAGGCGCAAGCAAGATATTACCTTCTTCATCTTCAACCATTTCACCATTAGCTGGGTCAATGACTTCCATAAGAATAGGCTTAAATATTGGTTGACCTTGATCATCCATTTTACCTGTGAACATTTCCATAGGCTTGTTAATTTCAACCCAACGAATGCCTGTCATCTCATCTGTCACACGCAAAAACTGTGTAGCACGATAGTACTGCTTAGCTAAGTTAGCGATGTCTGAAGCAAGCGATTGATAAAATGATTCAATACGTGCAGTAAAGTAGCGCAGTGACATTATTGTAGCACTTTGCTGAAGTTTTACTTTACGACCTGAATCACTAGCATAAGCCATACCTAAGAAACTATCATTGATACCAAGTACACGTTGAATACGATCAAGTGCTTTGTCAATTAGCGTATACTGGTCAAGCACTTCTTTAGACATCTGATCTATTCTAATGCCACCTAAGTCATTAACTGGAATAACACTATTAACGCGATTAATAAGCGTTTTAAAGTTTTCAATGTTTGTTACAGCGCCTTCTTGTACAAACACCTTAGTAGTGTTAGCCATAAGCTGAATCTGCAGCAAAGCTTGGTTGATAGCTTTTTGCGATTCTAGTATATCACGGAATATACCGTAGTATTCTACTTTGTCTGAACTGTGTAGCTTTTGAACCCTGTACGGCCACTTAGTTTTTTGTAAGTGATTTCGTCTTGTTTCAGAATTACATTGTCGTGCCAATAAATAGACCAGCGCCTACCTTCATCATCTTCTATAACAGTGTGTACAACTAAGTAATTGTTATGAATCCTGTAATAACCGGAAAAACCGAAGTTTCCGCTGGAACTACTGTTAGTGTTTGAAGAACTATTGGTATTAGTGTTAAATTTGTGCTCGAACTCTGCTTCGTGAGCATCGACGTAATTCTGATACGGCGCCATGCCCTTAAGCGCTTCTGCACCGAACACTTGTTTGACATCATCTTCTGCCATCCATTTAAAACGGTGGAGGAATTTAGCATCAGAGTAATCATCTAGTTCACTCATTGGATCAAGAACTATTTCATAGTCTGGAACATGGTGAGTTGTTACTTCATTAATAGGTCTACCAAACTGATCACGTTCGCCAGTATCTCTAACTTCTGTGTATGCACAAAGTAGCCCTGAAATCATGCCACCTAACTTGATTTGATCGCCTTCAATATCAAAGCGATTTTGTTCAAGTATGTAGTTAACAGTATCGTTCAACACTGTAGATGTAGTGATATCTCGCGGATGACGCGGACGCACAACAACTGTGTTAACAACGGTACTATAATACCCTACAAGCATACGTGCAAACATTTTGATAACGTTAAATGTTTCTGCAGGCTGACCACGCGCTGAAAGTACAGCTAACTGTTCTTGAGTATAATGACGATTATGATACAAGTCCCAAGCACTGTTAGCTTCATTACGAGATGATTCGTAAGCCTCATAGCCTATCTTAAATGTATCTCTGCAGTCTTTAATTGTGGCTTTCATAGTCCTGCCTCATCCATAGCTGCATCAAAGTCGAACTCAGGATTAACATTATCACCGGTGGCTGCTGGTACTTTAGGCTCAGCATTGTTTTCTCTGATTTTAACTGTAATGCCACTGTCACCAGACCTTTGAGCTTCTGCCATACCTTTCAAACGCGGATCATTTATTCGCTCTTCAATTGCCATAATAGCATCATCAATTTGTTCTATTGATTTGCCAGTATAATAATGTGCAATATCAGGATCATTAAGATCACGAATAGATTCAAGGTTACTTTTAATCGTAGTCATTTGTACTTTAAGCTGAGCCATTACAGGTTGAAACTTTTGACCTAAAGTACCAGCTGCTTTGTTAAACGCGCTAATTTCATTATCTGTAAGCGCTGCACCGTACAAAGAGTTTCTAAACAAGTTACGAAAGTTTCATACGCAGATGTAGCTTTACCGCCTACTTCATTAAACATATACTTTTTGAAAGTGTTAAGTGTACTATCAACCAAACCTGTTTCTTCAGCTGTAAGCTCAGTTCCTGCTGTACCGCCAAGTGCTGTTAACTCACGTAGCTGTCTTACTGTACGCTTATCTGCAGTTGACAACTTAAAGTCACGCAAATCTTCAAGCGGACTAATGTAGTCACGATACACCTGAGAACGTTTAGCAGGGTCCATGTCTGATTGACTCGTGTTAAGCCAATCAATTTTATCAAGCTCTTGACGTAGCTTTTCAACATCACCAACTTCTTTCTGAGTAGAAGTTTTCCTACGGTTACTATACGCAGCAGATCCTTCTTCGTAAGTAGCATCAGGATTATTAGCTAAGTATTCGTTAACGTAACGTTCTTGGTTAGTAACACCAGTGCTTTGACGCTTAGTTGAATAGTACATGTCAAGTGCTTCAAGATAGCCAACATTATTCTCTTCTTGAATCGTAGCTACAGCTCTTTCTTCAGTTGAGCTAAGTACGCCTTTGCCATTACCAGAATTTTCCATTTCTAGCAGCATTTGATAAGCTTCAGAAACAGAATCAGCTTTACCTGATTCAACCAAGTCGTTAACTACACGCTCTTTCATGTCTACTTTTGCGCGCGATTGACCTGATCTAAGTAGCTGATCAATACGTGCTTTTTGCTCAAGCTTGCCAAGTTGCTTGTCATCTAAGTAATCTGTGTACTTAGTTGCAGCAAACATCTTTTCTTTAGGTAACAACAATTGATCGCCGTTATTTTGCGTAACAACTATCATATCACTTTTAGATTCTGGATCAGCATACACATCATCTGGCTTATAACCAGCTTGACGTAAAAGCTTGTCGTTGCTTTCAGACTTAGTTAGTGCGTCGTAGCGAGCAACTCCACCGTAAATATTTTACCGACGGGATTTTCTTAGCGTCTTTCAACCAAGTGTTTAAATGCCGTATATTACCATCAGAGTTGAAGCGATCCATAGCGCTCATAGTCATTGACTTCAAAGATGACTGGTTAAGCTTACGAGTTTCTGCTTCTAATTGTTGAAGTTCAAGTTCACCTGTACGCTCACGCTCTGGAGCATTTTTATTGAATTCTTTAAGCTCACCTTGAGCTTGCTTTTGTTTAGCTTTAGCTTCAGACAGTTGTGCAGCTTTCAAGTCTGCTTGAGACAAGTCTTTTGATACTTGACCTAAGCCTTGAGCCACACCAGACCATACTTGTGCACTAGGCATTATATTTCTCCTTAAGGCGTGTTGCTAGACCATGCATTAGCACCAGCGGCTGGTGCAGGCGCAGGCGTATTCCATGCTTCAACAGCACCACCTATAGCATTGCCTACAGCAGGAATAGAGCTTGCTACAGCCTCACCAGCAGCAGTTTGAGCGCTACTAGCTCTATTAGCTTTATTAGTTGCCGTATTAGCTAAAGTACTACTCAAAGAACTGCCTGGGTTTTGACCAAGGCCTATTTGCAAAAAGCTTCGTTTATCTTCGCGTGCTTGCCTAGGCGCATCTCTACGAATACCTGCGCGAGATTCAGCAGCGTCTAGTTCTGCTTGTGATTCTACGCTAGCTGCTATACCTGAACTAGGATCAATTCCACGTTGAGCAAAACTTTCATCAATGCGCTTCATGCCTGTTTGAAATTCTTCATTAAACTTTTCTACACCTACAGCAGCGTAATACTCAGGTGTTACATTGTTGTAATATTCAGCTAAGTTATCTTGAAGACCACCATACGTTGCATTCCAGTCATCGTACTTTTCATATTCAAAAGCTAGTGCATTGCCTTCAGCTGCTGCTGCTCTTCTAGACGCATCATCAGCAGCGCCAGCAGCTTTATAACTACTATATGCGCCACCTATTACTGTTGCACCTGCTACTGCTGTTGCTGCCCAAACCATGGCACACCTCCAAAACTACTAATAAGTGAGTTAACTAATTGTTCATCATATTCTTCAGCTATACATTCTTCTTCAATTACAGCTAAGTCTTTGCTTTCTGTTAAATGTATAGTAGTCCAAAC